GTGCATCGGAAACAGAAGAGACTCGAAGTGACGAGGAGAAAAAAGATGGTAATGATGATGTCAGAGACGGTGGATACTTCTAAAAGAAAGTATACCGTTTCACAATTTAATAAAGACCAAGTAAGCAGAATCTATTCAGAGAGACCCTTTGGAGAGAATCTGCTCAGGTTCAATCTACCAGAAGACCAAACAGTTTTTCTTGGTTTACAATTCAGACAATCCGCATATCTCTTTAAGAAGTTAGATAGTAAAAAGAAAGAGAACTTTTATATTAGTTCATTCTCTTATCCTTGTCCACGAATAGGTGAGACATTAGAGGCATTAGAAGTACAACTCTACAATTACAAAGAGAACGGAGACCCTAGGTCTTGTCTCATCAATCAAGAAGACGACCCACAATTTATTTTATTACCACAAGATTGGTGTAATTTAGAAGACGAAGATGTTGTTGAGTTTCAATTTGTTAAAGAATCAGGACTAGATACTGAAAGGTACATAGAAGTTCATGTCGGCTAATAGAAACATTCCAATTCAGGCAGTAGACCAATATGATTTCTTAGAACATAGAAGAGAACAAGAAAAGAAACATTGGGATAAAGTTAAGACAAGTGAACCTTTAGATTCTATTCTTACTGTAGAGATTAACACGACAGAACTTTGTAATAGAACATGTGTGTTTTGTCCTCGACATGACCCTAAAATATTCCCCAATAGAAATCTACATCTTACACCTAAGGGTGCATTAACTATTGCAGAAGAATTGGGAGAGAATAACTTTCAAGGCAAGATATCATTCAGTGGATTCGGAGAGAATCTCCTTAATCCAGACTTCGTAGAGATAGTAAAGATATTCAGAACAGAATTACCTTATGCAACATTAGAGTGTAATACTAACGGAGATAAACTTGACCACAAATACCTTGAAGGACTTATACACAATTCAGGTTTAGATTTAATCTATATTAATCTGTATGATGGCATAGAACAGATGGACAAGTTTGAAGAAATGTTATTGTGGGCAGATATACCAACAGATAAGTATAAGTTCAGAATGCATTGGGGAGATTTTGAGAAACACGGACTCATATTAAACAACCGTAGTGGTGTTGTCGATTGGGTTGGTGTTGAAGATGATACTATAGAGAATCTAAAAGGTAAACCTTGTCATTATCCATTCTATAAAATGTTTGTAGACTGGAACGGAGATGTATTGTTTTGTTCTAACGATTGGGGAAGAGAACATGTTGTAGGAAATCTTTTGCAACAATCTTTACATGATGTGTGGTTCTCTAAACCTATGACAAAGATTCGTAAAAGATTAATGAAGGGAGATAGAAGTATGTCTCCTTGTAATAAATGTAGTGTTGATGGTTCACTATTTGGAAAACCATCATTTGATATAATTAAGGAATATTATGAGAGTAGCAATAACAGGAAGTAGTGGTCTTGCAAAGATAATTAAAGACACACTAGAAGCAACACCTTTTAGAGGTCAAACAATTGAAGTGACACCAATTCGTTGTGATGATATTACAATGAACGGAACGCAGTGTTGGATATTCAGTGGGTATAAACCTTGTGATGTTCTAATCAATCTTGCACACCAAGACCAATCTAAGATTCTATCTATTGCTCACGAGGCATGGGAAGGTGAGAAGACTAAAACTATTATTAATATCTCTAGTCGTGCAAGTCAACCGAACATATCAAAAGGTTATGTATATGCAAGTGAGAAAGCACAACTCAATCACCTTGCAAACAATTATCAATACAACTCTAAGAAGAGATACAAGATGACCACACTTAACTTAGGTCTTCTGAATGATGATAATCTTCCGAGTGTTAAACACCAAGATGTTGCAGGTCTAATTCATAAACTTATAACAACTTATCCAGATTACGAGATTCCAGAGATTACATTACAGGCACATGCTAATTATCAAGGTGTACAGAGTGACAAAGAAACTCTAAGGGATATGGAAAGGTTTACTAAGTAATATTATGTATGGTGTTATCGATTTAAATAAATCACACGAAGAGGGTTCTGAACAGTTTATTTGTTTCATTGCACACCCTATGAAATGTGGTGGAACTACATTGATAACCGAATTAAGAAAACATAAAGAACTTAAAGTAATAAACTTAATTCCAGAATGTGACCATTATACACCAGCAGAAATTTTTAATATGATACCTAAGTTTTGGGGTCCTTGGAAACATTTGCCTATCTACTGTATAACTCGACACCCTTATGAAAGATTTAAATCACAGTTATCCTTTATACCTGTAATCATGTTATATGGTAAAAGACCAGAAAGATTTTTCGAAAAGACTCCACACCAACTATCAGGTTCTACATTGTTTTGTCCTCAATGGAAATATATGAGTTGGAAAGGAAAGAGACTGGAGAATCTTAAACAAATTAAACTAGAAGATGTCACTGGTACTATAATTGATATTGAGGGGTTTAAGGTAGACATGTCTAATCATCTTAACACCAAAGAGTGGGCATCAGACCAAGTGAATCACAAACTTAGTGATGCAGATACTTTATCTAAATTAATTTTTGGAGAACACACAAAAGAATACATACATAAATCTTACCCTAACGACTTTGAAAACATAGGATACTATAAATGATGATACTTGAAAGAAAGACATACATCAAACAAGACGGTGAATGGATTAATGACAAGTCGTGGTTCTTAGAGTATGAGACATACGAATACACAACCGAAAATGTTCAACTTGTTATCAAACTAATTCAGAACGCACTAGAACCAAAGTTTCTATCAACACAATATCGCGAAGAGAACAAGACCAATCCACTATATGGTCACTGTTATCATTCGACCCAAGCAATGTCTTACTTCATGAACACAGACAAACTCGTCAGTATGTCTGGTGTAGACGAGCTAGGTAATACACATTGGTGGTTGCAAGATGGTGATACTATTGTCGATGTGACTGGTGAACAGTATGATTCGATGTCTTGTGACCCACCATATGACATTGGTAAACCGACGAAGTGGTATGGTTGGAAGAATAGACCACATAAAAGGTCTATGACTTTAATGCAAAAAATTCAAGAAAGTTCTTCCCTTTATCAAACATAGTATACTATAAATAATACTATGACTACAGAATATAACGATTTCGGTTTTACCGCTTTGGATGCAGATGAACTTGCGGCCATTGATACAAAGATAATTGAGAAGACTACAACTGCAACGGATGTAATTAATAAACTTGATAACTTTGTAAGACCACTGTTGGAGAATCTTGCAAAGGATTCAGATAAGGATTATATCTACTGGCCAAATAGAGTGGATATCATCAACAAGAAACTAAAAGAATTAGACGAAATTCAAAAAAGTTTATAAAACCCCTTTACATTACCCTCCACTTTTTAGTATACTAGACACTGTTAAATAATAAACAGAGGAGTTTAGCATGGACGAAACAACAATGAAGTTGGTCAAACTAGGTCGTGAAATGATTACACAAGCAGAAGAGAACAAAGTCTTTGCTAAAGATGATGCAAAGTGGAATACTTGTGTCGTTGCCGGCAATCGACTTACAACTATAGGAACTACATACGGTATACAGAGTGTTAAAGACCTGAAGACCAATGAACGAGAGGTTGTTTTAGAGTTCTTAGATTTAAATGAGGGTTTACTTGCATGAGAGTATTAGTAGAATCATACGGAGACATTAAAATCTTTTCTGATAGACCATTCGGTTATAAGAGATACTATGTTCAATGGGAAGACGGAACAGAATCAATGTTTAGTGGTCTTTGGTATACTGAAAAGAAAGTTAAATCGTTTGTAGAAGACCATATCAGAAGTATATCCCCATGAAAGACCCATTCGAAGAAATACGACCTGCATTCACAGTTCTTATAATTGCAGTATTGATTGTAATTATTTTATTCTAGGCGTTGACAATGCGTATCACTTTTTGATACCATATACCTATAATGAAAAAAGGAGATAATATGAAAGACTTAAATGAATATGTAAACCAACTCTGTGAAGATTTGACACAACTTAAAAATACTAGGTGGTCTCATTGTGCAGAAGATGGTGCCTATTATGGGGTCAAAGAAGGTCGTAAGTATATTAAGATAGTTTCTTATGACGATTCAAATGGTGGTGGTGCTTCAGTATGGGGTTTCATCAACAAAGCAAATCCAAATTTCAAAGAGGGAGATGTTCTTCTCTCTGCTGGGTGGAATTCACCTGCTCTTAATAAAGCAAGAGGTAATCTAATAGAGGGTTATCCTGTTCTTAAAATGGGTGATAGATTCATGTACGGACCTGGTTATTGTTCAGGTGCAATTGCAGGAACACCAAGAGACGGAGGGTTTGTTTAAGATGGATAACTTATACGATATCAAATATGCCAATCTTCCTATGGCAGTCAGGAACCACAAATTCGTTTTAGACTTTCTAAAGAATAATCCTTCGAGGATTAGGTACAGAGGCAAATCAATTCCAGGTGTTTATAAGAGAGCATCTTTACATTGCATCAAAGAGTATGCAACAACATTTACAATTTATCCACGATAGGGCTTGACAATGCGTATCACTTTTTGATACCATATACCTATAGTGAAAAAAGGAGACTTAATATGATAATAAAAGATTACGAAGTATGTTCTCCTGATATGACATCAGGTGGGACTTCATTGCAAGGATATAAGACAACAACCTATGACAGGTTGTGTCAAGTTTTAGGTCCACCAACATTCACAAGTGCAGACCCATATGATAAGGTCAATTGTGAGTGGTACTTAGATACTAAATGGTATGATGCAAATACTGTTGATGAGATTGACTATGACGACTGGAACTATGAGACAGTCACAATTTATAATTGGAAAGACGGTAGAATTCCTACTGAAGAGTATCAATGGCATGTTGGTGGTAAATCAATATGGGCAACAGATGTTGTTGACATGATACTTGATAATTTCAATAGAAACGGTGAGAACCACAACGGAGAAAGATATGTCGCTTAATTACGAAAGTGCAAAATTAATTGCACAACAAACGGATGGTAAATTATCAGCAGATGATGTTATCAATCTAGCAACTTACGGAACAACCAATGCACAAGATATGAATCCTTTTCAAGGTGACATGTTTGAAGATGCATGTATGTGTGGGGTCAAAGATTGTCCTGATGCATATGCACATATGACGAGTGGGTGTTAATATGGAAATAGGATTTTTAGGAGGCACCTTACTAATGATTATTATGTTTAGTATGGTTTTTGTGGGGTTGCATATCAACAAACCTTTTCCATGGGAGAAAGACGATGAGTGAATCTTATAGAGCATTTTTAGTTGGCATGGGATTCGGTGCATTACTGATGTTTATCATGTTATTACCGAGTCTTGTTCATGCGTCAGACGAAAACGGTGAGGCAGTTTGTCTTGCAAAAAACATTTACTTCGAGGCAGGTAATCAACCACTTGCAGGTAAAGTTGCAGTTGCACAAGTTGTATTCAATCGTATGGAACATTCTGCATATCCAAAAGATATTTGTGGTGTTGTATACGATGCAAAATATAGAGAGAACTGGAAAGGCAATATGATTCCGATTAGGAATCAATGTCAGTTTAGTTGGTTCTGTGATGGTAAGTCAGATGAACCTTTAGACACTGATACATTCTTTGAATCGTATCTCATTGCACAAGATGTAATTATGGGTAAGTATCCAGATATTACAGAAGGTGCAACACACTATCATTCAATTATGGTCGAACCTTATTGGGCAGAAACATTGAATGAAACAGTTCAAATAACACATCACATATTTTACAAATGAAAAGACAAAAGATATCAACACTTACACATACATCAAGAGAGGTTGCAATAGACTTCCTAAGATGGAGAGAAGAACAAAAAAACAAATCAATGATAGGACACAATGGTTGTCCATATGATGATAACGAAGGAGAAAAAAAGGAGTAAATTATGACTAAGAGAACTAAAACTAAAATAACAAATGCAATGTTGACTGGACTTAAAATAGTCTCCACAGTATTTGTATTTGCGGGTCTTACACTTGCAATGAGTGGGAACTTTCACATGGAGATTTATAGTTTATCAACGATAATGATTGGTTGTTTAGGATATATGATTCATAGTTTTAAAACAAATGACCACATGATTCTATTGATTAGTGTTGCAGGTTTTACACTTGCAGGAAATCTATTCTTAGGTACCGACACTGCAATACTGATTGCAGACCAATATGGTATTGCACTAACAGAAGAACAAGGGTGGTTTGCACAATACGGTAATGTGTTAGTTAGTATTATTAAGGAGTTAGTATAATGTATGATAAACCAATTGAACAACATAGAGAGTTTCTCTTAAACACGGACTATATTAATAATGGTGTTCAACATCGTTATAAGTTCAATAATGATTATGGTGCTTCAGTAGTAAAACACGATTTCAGTTATGGTGGTAAGAATGGATTATGGGAACTTGCAGTCTTAGATTTTACGGTTGACAAATCAGGTGAAATAACATACCATACTCCTATAACACAAGATGTTATTGGACACCTTGCATGGAATAATGTAGAATCTATTCTACAAGAAATTAAGGAACTATGAACTTATTTTATCTACACGAAGAACCCGAAGTCAGTGCAAAACTACATTGTGATAAACATGTAGTTAAGATGATTATCGAGTATGCACAAATGTTATCCACCGCACATAGAATGTTAGACGGTGAACAATACACTGATGCATCTAGTGGTCGTAGAATTCAAAGGTGGAGATTAGATTACGATAGAGAAGATATCTTATACAAGGCATCACACATCAATCATCCGTCTACAAGGTGGGTTAGAGAGAATGCAATTCAATATCAGTATGCATTCGATATGTTTACTGCATTGTGTGATGAGTACACATACAGATATGAGAGAGAACACCTAACTGATACTAAACTCAGAAACATTCTTAATTGTTTACCTGATAATATTACATTGGGTACTTGGTCAGAACCACCTCAATGTATGCCGGAAGATGTCAAAGTTCCAGGAAACTCTATTGAGGCATATCATAAATACTACCGCGAATACAAAAAAGATTTCGCAAAGTGGACTCAACGAGATATTCCACAATTTATGATGAGTTAATTATGCCCTTATATGATTTTTTAAATAATGAGACTGGTGAGATTGAAGAACATAACATGTCCTATACTAAACTCGACCAATTCAAAGAAGACAATCCACACCTCAAACAAGTAATCTTAGGAACACCAAATATTGTCGGTGGTCATGGAGATAGAGTTAAGACAGACCAAGGATTTAAAGATGTTCTTAATAAGATTGCATCTGGTCATAAACTTTCTCCCATGGCAGATAAAATTTCTGGTGTTCAAACTGCAAAGGACATTAAGACCAGAGAGATAGTCAATAAACATGTTGACATGCAAACCAAAAACAGACTATCCAAAACAAAGAAATAGGTGTATAATGTATAAACAAATGCAAAATTTTATAGAAATAACAGATTTAGAAAATCTACAAGCAAAGACCGTAAGTGAAGATGGTAAAAGAATGTATCAGTTCGAAGGTATGGAAGCAAAGTATCCTTCAGTCACAACAGTCACAGGTCTTTTAAATAGAGAACACATCAAACTCTGGAGAAAACGAGTTGGTGAAGAGACTGCAAACAAGATTACAGCATCAGCAACAAAACGAGGAACAAACTTCCACCAATTAGTAGAAGACTATCTTCGTGCTGAGAAAGATATTATTATAGAGAATGATTTACAACGAGGCATGTTCAATGCAATGCAACCTGTATTAGATGAAATCATACCTCTTGCTTTAGAGGCACCTTTGTTCTCACCAAATCTTGAAATGGCAGGTCGTGTTGATTGTGTCGGTATCTTTGATGAACAATTATGTATTATAGATTTCAAAACAAGTAGTAAGTATAAAGAAGAGTATATGGCAAAACCATGGTTTATTCAAATGACTGCATATGCACTTATGGTAGAAGAGTTAACAGGACAAGCAGTACAAGAATGTATTGCTTTAGTCGCAGTAGAAGGACTCAATGCATTTCAAATGTTTGTATGTAATCCTTTGGACTACATTGATGATTTGGTTCAGTTAAGAAAACAATATAAAAACGTATACGGAGTATAATATGAACATTGAAGTTGGTAAGACATATGAAATATCTTGTGCAAATAAGAAGAGTGTCTATGAGTTAGAATATTGGACTGATGAATCAGGTACCAGAATCAAAACAGAAACTATGTGGAGAAATGGTGAGTGGTTAATCAAACCAAAAGATGAAGAAGAGTGTGAATGGTTAACAGATGCCATGACTCAGGAAGATACAGATTGGTTTGAACCACAAGTTTTTGAAGAACATGAATTCCAAGAATGTTGGGACGGTTGTTCATTCGATGTTGAGTTATTAGAATTCGAAGGTACAGATGATGAGAAAGAATCTCTTGTCGAAAGTATCGAAGATGAGGGAACAGGATATTTCTTTGATAACGGATTTGATTCTGTAGATTGTGAATATCTATTTTATGGACCGATTGTGGTCGAAGAAACAACAAAGGAGATATTTTAATGGCAAATTTTTATGAAGAAGAGAAGTTTACTCTAAAACAGGATTGGAACTGGAGTAAAATAATTTACAAATCAGATGATTGGATTCATCAAAATGCATACGACAGTGCATACAATCATATGTTAGAATATCTTGAAATAGGAAGTGAAGATGAACTTACAGAAGTTCACTTAGATGAGTGTCAAGCACTTATCGATTACTTAGAAACACCCTATGCAGAGGGTGGTGCCGGATATGGTAGCAATGGTCATAGTGAGACATACTATGCCTACTATAGAGTTATGATGGACTGGATTGAGAACTTCGATTTAGAACATGAAGGAGCACCAATAGTATGATATCTAAAAAAGAATTTACAGAAAAAGTAGAGAAACTATGTCGTTATGGCAAGTCAGATGTAATGTCTGCTATACTTAAAGTATGTGAACAAAACATGTTAGAACCTGAAAGTGCTAAAAGACTTTTATCTCCACCCTTAAAGGAGAAGTTAGAAGCAGAGGCAACAGGTTTAAACATGGTAAATCGTGGAACTAATAGTCAAGCAACCTTATCAGGTTTCTTTGACACTAAAAAATAATAGGAGATATTATGAAGAAAGGAGATGTAGTCACAGTTGTGACTTTTACAGGAGAGTATGTAGGGGAACTTGCAAAGACTGAACCATTAACTCTTAAAAATCCGAAAATGATTGTTAAGAATCCAGAAGGTGGTATGGGGTTTGCTAAAGGAGTCGCAGTGACAGGAAAAGAAAATCCTGAATCTATGGTTGTACAAACTTATGTATTCGTATCAGAGTGTAATGAAATGGTTGCAGAGGCACATCAAACTGCTGTTGCAAACACTGGTAAAGAAGAATCAGTAATTCAAACACCACCTGAAAAGAAAATCATTACTTAATGACTAGTCGTGAAGGATATGATGCATACACTTTATACCTTGGTATAAAATTACACTTCTATTCTAACGACTATGACTTTGTTAAGTATAATGGCAAAGTCAAAGCAGATATAAAGTCCTTTCTCAAACGAAAGGATAAGTATCATTTCGGTAAACTGTTTAGAACATATAAACACGAACTACAAGATTTCTATATTGCAAACCTTTCTAAAAAGGATTTGTGGGCAGGAGACTTATTGAGTGATGAGTGTGTTAAAGTTTACAAAGAATGGAAAAAGAATAATCAAAAGTTATCTTATCTGTTCGAAACCGAAGTAAACGATTTACTTCGTAAAAAGAATATTCAGAAGGTGTTAGAAGTTAAGAACGGACAACACCCTATTCTTTTGAAAGAATTTATGGCAAAGAAAGTATCTTTAGAGACACTCTGTATTATGGATGAGATTATAGGATTTACTAAAGATTGGGATAGATTAATATCAGAGAGAATAATATATCCTGGAATTCATGTCAAAATAAACAAATACAAATCATTCGTGGAATTCAACCGAGTGAAATACAAATCATTATTAATAGATTTGTGTGAGTAGTACCAATTTTGGGTATAAATATACCCAGGACTTTATAAGTTTTACAGAAAACCTGGTTGACAGGACACTATGTAGGTCTTATAATGGACTAGTCAGTGCATAGGTTTGTACTGATTGATAAAATGCAAATACAATGTTATACGAATACAATAGGAGAATACAATGTCAGCATCATTAGATAAGCTCAGAGCGGCCATGGAAACCGCATCACCAGCTCAAGGTGAGAAAAAATCCTACAATGACGATACTATGTGGAAACCAGAACTTGATAAATCAGGTAACGGTTATGCAGTAGTTCGTTTTTTACCAACTCCAGAAGGCGAAGAAATGCCGTGGGTTTCATATTGGGACCATGGTTTTCAAGGACCTGGTGGGTGGTATATTGAGAAGTCTTTAACGACTCTTAATAAAAAAGACCCTGTGTCTGAATACAATACTACATTGTGGAATTCAGGTATCGAAGCAAATAAAGAACAAGCGAGAAAGCAGAAGCGTAGACTTCACTATGTCTCAAATGTTTATGTTGTTTCAGACCCTAAAAATCCAGACAATGAAGGTAAAGTTTTCAAATACAGATTTGGAAAGAAAATCTTTGAACAACTCAAAGAGGCAATCTCTCCAGCATTTGAAGATGAAAGTGCAATCAACCCATTTGATATGACAGAAGGTGCAAACTTTAAAATCAAAATCAGAAAAGTTGATGGTTACTGGAACTATGACAAATCAGAGTTCGATGCAACTTCACCATTAGGTGACGAAGCAATGATTAACTCTACATTTAGTTTAGTTCATTCTTTAAGTGAAGTAATCTCTCCAGATGAGTTCAAGTCTTATGACGAACTCAAAGAGAAACTTGATAGAGTCTTAGGCCTATCAGGTGCAGTATCAGGTAGCACGGCAGAAAGTATTGCAGAAGACCAGGAAGAAGTGCCATGGTCAAATGTTAATACTGAAAGTGTTGCAACTGAACCTGTAATCGCATCAGCAGAATCGACTTCCACACAATCAAGTGAAGGTGACGACGCGATGGATTACTTCAAAAGATTAGCTGAAGACAGCTAATCTTTGAGTTGGGTGCCCTTGTGTTTTTATTATGTATAAGTGATGCAAGAACAAGGGCAGACTTGGACCGTGGACAAAAATGGGGGCACCAAGTAAGGGAAAGATTATTGGCAAATAGCGGAATAATCGGTATAGAGCGGGATGCTGTAAAGCGTGGGGCAACTATACATTTTTTTAAAACAGGAGAATTATGCCAGAAGTGAGACCGAAAATCAACCCTAAGAATCGACAAGAAGAACCTTTCGATAGAATGCTTAGGAGATTTAAGAAACAATGTGAGAGGGCAGGTATAGTTCAAGAGGTTCGTGATAGAAAATATCATGAGAAACCTAACGATACAAAGAATCAAAGAAATCAAGACATCAAAAGACGAAAGAAACTTGATGCAAAAAGGGCTTCACAAAAAGGTTATAGACCAAGATAATGAATCAGTGGCATGGGGGAAAAGGTTCTAAGAGAAGGAACTCTAACGAAGATGCCTATGCTGACGGTTGGGAACTTGTATTTGGTAAAAAGAAACCAGAAATAAAGGTTCGAAAAGAAACACCTTCACACGCATCTACTCAGATGCATAAAGACAAAACAAAAATCATTCCTCGTAAAGAGAAACATTACGATAAGTTGGATTAAACTCCTGCCATGATATCGTCATAGTATCTATCATTCTCGTCTCTAGCAGTATCCTTACGAACTAAAACATTAGTAGAAGAGTTATTATTATTCTGTTGAACAACCTGTGCAACTGCCTCGGCCGCTGCATTTATATCTGGTTTTGCATCTTGTGTTGCTTGTTCTATTTCTTGACCTCTTCTCTTTGCCATTTCATCTTCTGCAATCTCCATGACTAATTCTGCATCAGAACCATCTTTTAAGGTTGTCTCACCTTTTGCAAGAGTTGTTTTAGCTTCGTTATAATCTGCAATGATTGATTTTCTTGCCTCTAGTTCTTTCTCAATTAGTTCTTTAGATTCATCGGCAATATCATCATCAGCAAGAATTGCATTCAATTGATTATTAGGTGCAGTGATAATCATGTCTTTGTTTACTTGACTCTTACCAAACATTCCAACCTTCTCATACAATCCAGATTCTTCAGCACTCATCAGACTTTGTTCTTGTTTTGCTTCTTTGGACTTATCTCTTTGTTTTAAAGGTTCTTCACCTGATTCCATTTCGGCTTCATCGTCTTTACCAAATATCATATTGGCTGCCCAATCTGGTAACATTTTCTTTGCCATGTCTTTTATAAACTTACCAATGTCAATACCGAAGACATTCTTAAAGAAGTCACCGATTGCTTTGAATGGTGCCTTTATTAAATCCCATAATCCACCGAATGTGTCTTTTAGACCAGAGAACATTAAGTCGAAGTCTCCTGTAAATAGACCTTTCCAGAAGTCAAAGAATCCACCAAAGATTTTAAAGATAGAGTCTTTAATATCTATGAAGTAACCTATAACTGTATCGACCGCTGCCTTGAATCCTTCAGACTCTTCATATAGTTTCATACCTGCCATGACTAAACCAACAATCGCTATTCCTGCAAGTATGTACGGTGCAGCGGCAAGTAATAGACTACCTGCAGTCATAGCTAAACCACTTATGAATGCCCATGCACCAGCAGCGAATGCGGTTAGTGTTGCCATTAAGGCAGTTCCCGCTGCTGCGAGTCCTGTACCTATTGCCGTGAAAGCACCTCGAAGAGCAGACATGCCTCCTTTAAGCATAGAACCCAAAGATTTTTTAAGACTTCCTGCAGCTTTTCCAATTCCCTTTCCTGCATCTTGCATTACTCTTCCAAGATTACCCATAATCTTATCACCTAAGACTCCGTCTCCACCGAAAACTTTACCTAGTGCATTTAACTTTTTAGTTGCACCATCGAATGTTCCCATAATATCAAAACCAACAAGTTCTTTAAAACCATCAGAGAAATTTGAAAGTCCTTCCATCTGTTCTTCTTTAGATTTATCAATAGATGCTTTAAGTTCTTTTGAAGCATTCTCTTGGTGTTGTGCAATTGAAGACAATGATTTTTCATGTTCGGTGACAAAGAAAGTTTTATCTGCCATTTCTTTAGACAATAGGTCTTGTTGACCCTTATACTTTTCTTGTAATATTTTGTCTTGGTTTGCTTCTTCGTCTGCAAGAGCATTTTTAGCCTGTTCTATTTTTGCCTGTAGTTTAAAGTCTTGTGCTTCATTCTCATTTTCTGCGGCTAACTTTTCTGCATCTTTTACTGCTTTCATAGCATCGGCAAGACCTGAAGATTTCTCTTCTGCCATTAGTTTATCTAAGTCAGTAATCTTTTGTTGAGTTTGTGATTGTTTTATTAAAGCGTCTTTTCTGAGTTTAGTAAATTTCTCTTCTTCTCTTTCAAGACCTTGCATTCTTGCAACTTGTCCACCAAATACATCTGATAGAATGTCTTGTTGTTCTTCAGTTAGATTACTCCAACCCTTTTCTGCCATCTCAGTAGCAGCCGACATACCTTTAATAAGGTCTCTATTAAGAACGGCACCTTTAAATGTATCGGCAGACAACCCTTTAAACTCAGAAACAATTTTAGCTGCCTCTGGTCTTGTTTTAGCGAGACTAGAAATAACATTCTTAAATTCTTTAGTTGTTCCTACAGTAGACTCTTCAAGTTCTGAATTAAACTCTGCACGAATTTTTTTCTCTTCTTTTTGTGCCTGTTTGAGTTCGTCTAAAATCTGTTTACGAACCTTTTTTATCTCTTCGTCTGCCATTTAATTTTCCTTTATTTACCGAATGCTTTTCCTGCTTCAGATATTCCAAATGCACCTAGTGTGACTACTACAAATGATGTATAGATTGTTTCAGAGACTTTTAAGTCTATATCCCAAACTAGTGCTGTGACTAAGTCTGTTATACCGAAACACATCATTAAAAAGAATGAGATGAATCCTATGATTGCTTTCTCATTCAGGTCATTGTCGTCTAAGAACAAGTCTATAAACTTTCTTTTTGGTGGTTCTAATCCTCGTTTTGCCTTAATGGCATCTTCCTTCATTTCTCGGATTACATCTTCCTGTTCGTCAAGTTTTTCGATAAGTGCCATGTACTTATCTAAATCAATCTCCACCTCATTGCTTGACATGTCTTTAGTTTCTTCTGCCATTTTAATAACTCCATATTGTTAATCACGGCATACATAATAAAGATTATTGTTTACTATTCTGTTGTCTCTGCTTTTCTTGTTCTAAGTAGTTTAAGAGAAGATTAACATAAATCTCCCTTTCCCACGGCATCATATTCTCTAATTCTGTTAATGAATAATTGTGATGTTGCATCATCTGAAAGTTGGTGTTATAATAATTAAACACCGACTCGTGAGAAAGGGCGATTAGAAAAAATTTGCTAATCCCTGTAGTTTTCTCGTCTGTTGAGAATTACAAACTTCACATTTGAACTCAACATCATGTTCTAGTCTTGGAGCACTTTGAAAGAAATCTGTTAACTTTTCAACCTGACCTATTGTTAAGTTCTCAATGAACTCATCAACATCTTCGTCAGATATATCAGTTCTTTCATAAACACTTTCTGCATCAAAGATTCTATCTATTGACTTATTCAGAAGTTTAAATATGGATTCATTTTCATCCTCATTCTCTTCTATTTCAGTAGTGTCTTGTACTCTAAGTAATCTTAGAACTACACCAACATCATCACTAATCATCACAGTATTATCAATCAGTTCACCTTTAACTTCAACTTCATCAAAATTGATTGAAACCTCTCCTGTTCCTGAGCAGTCATCTTCTTGACATTTCATTTTAACAGTGGTAGTTTCTCCAACTGATACAGCACGAATCTTAATAAACAACCATTCTAAGTCGATTGTTGCAAGTTCATTTGCATTAATCTCCCCAAAGGTCACATTATTAATCATCGTCTTTACTGCTTCAAGTGATTCTTTTTTATCCTCACTCTCTTTAGCTAAAAGTAAAACCTTTTGTTCTTTAACAAGAAAAGGTCGAAACTTTACTTCACGACCATCACTTGGTAGCACCGTCTTATAAGTTGGTGCTGATTGGATTGGTAATCCCATAATTTACTCCATAATGTTATTACTAGATGCCACCACCTAGTATATTGCTTAGTCTTGAACCTGCGGAGTCTAAGTTGTTAAGTTTCCCTAACATAGACTTAGCACCTCCACTGAATCTACTAGCAACGGTTAGACTCTCTCTTGCTAAATCAAGATATCGTCTTCCTTTATTTAGTACCGAAAGTTGAGGGGCATCCCCATATTCGGTATCAAATGTTCTAAATGCAAATTTGCATTGAAATTTTAATAGTGAAGCTTCATCCATAGATAGTGTC